CCCTACAGCAATTCCTAACCCACATACTAACACCCACATAATGAATGTTGCGCAGAGGTAGTATATCGGGATAATTCCGGAAATGAGCATCACAATGGTAGCCAGACCAAAAATCCAGGCTGGAACAAATTGAAACCAAAATGATTTGGATACTGAAGTAAGATATTTCATAAATTGCCGCCTAGCATTAACGGTTGTCTGTATTCTTGGTGTAAATAATTACATCTTACTATCGAATCATCCGGCAATAATAATCTCTTATATAATAATTCCCAAGCATTTATATAGAAACATTTATTTTTCGCCGGTACTACGTACTCATCAAAATATCCATAACGAGTATTATTGTACTTACTCCAATGGAATCGACGTAGCAACTTAGTGTGTTTGCTATGTGTCAATGTGTAAAACTTCAATCTACCATTAGACTCATTGTATTTTATAACTTCATCTAACACTTCTCTTAATAAGTTGTTGTTGCCGGTGCTTCTATATAAAGTATAGAACCAACTTGGTTCCTCGACACTCTCATAGAATGATATTAAAGCTTTTACTATTCCATCTTCAACATATCCAAATGAATGATAATTATTAAGATCGCTTAAATAGTTGGCACAAAATATGTCATAAGTTAACGCATTCAACCCCGTGTTTTCAACTTGATATATTTTAGCACTGTCAACACCCATATATTTTGAGTGATTAAAAATGTTCCTAACTGCAATCGTATGTTCACTGGTTAATTTTACAACCGGCATACTTTTCTCCAAATAGTTGAGTATAAACTTCATCAATAAAGATTCCGTCTAAACTAGATTCTAATCTTTTCATGTGACTGAGATACAAGGTGTTATACGTTTCACCATTAAAACCCATCAATTTTTCATAGCCATGTGTTTTTACTTTATCTAAGATAGAAGGCATTAGCTCAGCAAGCACTTCATTTTTAGTGCTAACACTAGATGTCTTGTAGTTAAATCGATCTGTAATTAACCATTGAATTTTAGGATGAGCCAAATAATACCCCATCATTTCCGGTGTGTAGCTAAACCATTCATTCACTAACGGCACATTAAATTTTAAACTAAATCGCATTGCACTGGCATCTTCATTTTCTCTGAAACAATAATACCATTTGCCGCCAACTGGCGATGTATGTCTACGTAGCATCATTTCACCTCCCATAACTGCAGGTAATTGCATTTTTCGAATATGATGATACACTGTGAGATATGCCATTTGTCTGCATTGAATATCGGCAGCAAATTCATATGCTTGCCCACTGTGATAAAACTCTTTTACATCAAAGTCAATAGATTCTAATCTCAATCCCAAGTCATCCGTAATCCGCTTAGCCATTATGAAATCATCTACATTATAATCATTGGTAAATTTAATGAAAACAACTCTAGGAATTATACCTATATGTTTGAATGCCCTTAGCACTATTTCACTATCGGTACCACCGCTGAACATTACTACAAAATCGTTACCGTATTCTTTACTTATTATCTCTGCAACTCTATATTGCTCTTGTAGCCAATTGCTTGTTCTATAATAGTCTAAATCTATTTTACCAATAGATACTTTAAATTTTTCATATGGATACTCTCGTATACCAAATTGTCTATCACCAATGGTGTACCTTAGGTGATTGTTTAATGTGAAATTCATGCCATAATAGCCATCAGATCACCGATAGTGCTTACAGTAGCTTCGTTGGTTATTTCAGTAGAGGTTATTTCTTCATAATAAATCTGCAACTCTACAACATCCAATGAATCTAGGCCGATATCTAATAGAACATCCGTCGGAGACAATGTAATATTTTTCTTAAAGATTTGTAATACATACTCTTCAATAAATTTAATTTTTTCTTGGTCTGTCATAAAGTAGTCCTATCTAATTCAATCACATACTGCTCTGTATAGTATATATTCTTTTTCCCAATCGGTTTGAACTTTCTATAGATATCAGGCCAATCATTGAACATAACTGTGCGTTTACCTTCGTGTGCTCTAATGAACCATTGATATATTGCACTATTATATGAGTTAGCAGTGATATACAGGTGCTGATAGTGAGTGGTATTTTCAATAATTTTAGGCAGTATATATTCTGCCATAAAGTATTTAGTACGGTATTTTGGCATTATATAGGCTCTAGTAAGGGCAAGTGCTACAGTATGATCTAAGTCATATTCATTGTACCCGGCACTGCACACGTATTCACCATTATCTTCTAACACATAGTAGCAACCTTTCAGGTATCGGCCGGTGGAATCATTCAAAATATAAAAAATATTAGCGGGATCGCGGGAGTGATCCGGATGATAATTAGTAAACAGATTTGCATCCGTTATTCCTGCCAGAGAGGTTTGTAACATTTTCATTACAACCTCGTTAGATGCATCGTGAATCTGATGTAATTGCATTACACCGCCCGGCGGATACTTTACACCGCCACTTTACCGATAGCAGTTACTGCTGCTGCGATAAGTCCGATAGCCATCAGTTCTTGTAAGGGTACCCCGTCTGATTGTAATTGCTGATAATGCTGTTTCACTCTAGAGGGTGACTTACTTATAATGCTGGCACATAATGAATACATTGTAAATTTCTTAGTAGACACAGCCTGCAGTGACTGGTCGTTATATGCATCAAGAATCATACCAGACGATAGCAGTCGCATGGTATCATCTTCCGCCATTTCAACATAGTTAAACCAAACACTATTAACACTTTCGTTAGCTGCTGCTATTTTCGCAGCTTTGCGTTCTGGTTTGCCGACCAAGACACTGTTATGCTGAATCTCATACGCCAATTCACCGTTGCTATTACTAATAGCTGCTACTAACGCACAAGCGTGAGAATCTATTGGATCCAACGCACTGTGATTGATCGCGGAATCTATAAGCTGACTAAGATCACTCACGTGTGCTGGCAAGCTGCTTCTTACATCATCTACCCAATTCATAGTATTTCCTTAGATTCGGGCTCAGTGGGCGGTAAGATACCATTGCTGTGATTTTTTCTAACGTCATCTACCTCTTGAAACATACGGCGTTCTTGCAGCGTTAGTCCATCTTTGTGTAAATGTCGTGGATTACCACATATGCCGCATCCAGGATTACCACAATCCATAGCGTGATGTTTAGCTAAACGGTGTGGCTGGTCTAGAAGTTTTTGCTGGACGGCGCCAGTTGCTTTGGCAATTTTTAATTGTTTGACAACGGTGTTGTCATCTTTGAGTAGTCTTCTACTATGTTTGATTTTGTCTTGTTCTGCGCTCATTTCAACTCACATATATAATTTTATCGAATCCTTCATCGATAGAAGGTTCTTCCCACTTACTAATCATTGTTTGTATTACAGTATCCGGGATCACTTTTTCGGGCCTACTAGCTAATCTGATCAGCAACTCATCTGGTTCAGGTGTAGTGAACACTACCGCTATTTTTTCATATCTACTGGGTAGCATACGCAATTTTTTTGCCCTAGACAGCACTGTGGTACTTGTTTGATCCCAAATAATGTCATACTGCCTGTTTACAGCCCACAACACAGTATCCACCATATGATTGACAGCAGTGGGCATTATCCCTTCAAATACATCACTGTATGGTTTACCAATTTTAGTAGCATAGGCTTCGACATAGGTATCAGTACTTGCTATGATAGTGTTACCCCAATCAAATTGTTGTGTGTGGCACCATGTGCTTTTACCTGAGGCCGGCACACCTACTAAAATGTATACTTTATTCATACCTTAATGCTTTGATCTATAATCTGCTATCGCAGCCTTTATGGCGTCTTCGGCGAGGATTGAGCAGTGGATTTTGACTGGTGGGAGGGCAAGTTCTTCTGCGATGTGTGTGTTTCTAATTGTTGCTGCTTCGTCAAGCGACTTGCCTTTAAGCCATTCAGTAACGAGACTTGATGAAGCAATTGCTGACCCGCACCCATACGTTTTAAATTTAGCATCTTTTATAACTCCTGTGATTGGATCTACTTTTATTTGTAACTTCATCACATCACCACAGGCAGGGGCACCCACCATTCCGGTGCCGACATCTGCATCACCTGTTGTGAAACTGCCAACATTACGTGGATTTTCATAATGATCAATTACTGCGGCTGAATAACTCATACTAGTATTCCTTTATCACTGTATTTATGATTTAAACACTAACCACTGTACTTATTTTAGTCGTCATCGTCTAGAACTATCCATCCCAATGTCAACAAATCAGCTTTAATTTCATCAGTGACGGTTCCTTCACCAACATATTTCATCGTTGTTATATAATGCTCTTGTTGTTCTTTACTCATCAAGGAAAATTGTTCATCATCGATTGCCTTGGAAGTATCCCTGATACCTGAACAATACCAGTCAACGTAGTCACCCTTTTCTTGCATATCGGCAATGATTCCGCCAGCCGAGCGCCACGAGCAACTCCAGCGTTGATCTTTAAGTAAAGGCCATACAGCATTTTGTACAAATTCTCGATTACACATTGCCGCATACAGATTTTGTGCATATGAATTACTTGTTCTTGTTTTTTCAAGAATCCATTCAGTGCTGCGGAGATCATTTTCCATGTTATTTTTTTGCCAGTCAGGTTCTTGTTCTTTTTGTCTGGTGTCCATTATCATTTTCTCCCACATTGTGATTACATCAATAGCAGTATTATCGCTCTTTTCTTCAGCCCTGGCAATAGCGTGGTTTATTAGAAAACTATGTCGTTCTGGACTGATAGAAAGATCACCCAATTTGTTCTCTTACTTAAAGAAAATCAATACCAATGCCATTGCTTGCAGCATAAACCCTACACCAATCGTTACGATGTTTAGTAAATCTTTAAGCAAGACTGCCCTAAAAAACAGCAATCCCAATGCCGCCCACAACATCAACACAATATCTACAGAAGGGGTCTTGTCAGTAAGACCTGTCATTAATGCCAAGATAGAGGGAATCGTTGCAGCGTGTAGGCAAATGTTAGTAAGCCAGCCCAGTGTATCAGCAGATATCTTACTGAATTTAGTGGTAATAAAAACGGTGATCGCCGTAACAATCGAGCTGACAAAGTTGTAAATGTGTTCCATTATTTTTTATTCCTGTAAAAAATGTGATTTCCGATTTTAGTAATTTTCTCGTATGGCCAAGCTGGACTTACATATACTGCGTGATAATATAAAGCATCACGCAAACTATCAAGTCTAAATCCCTCTAAAAGAACCTTTTTAGCTACAGCATAGCTTTCTTTATAAGCAGCGTCAATTGGTTTATCCTTTTGCATTCCAGTACAGTACCAACTAAATTGGCATATTACTTTCTCCATAACAAAATTCTTTTGATACACCACTCCACAGATATCATTAGGAAAATGTGGGCTATCTACTCTATTCAATGTAACCTGAGCGACAGCAACTTTACCTTCAAATGTTTCGTGCCCGGCTTCTTTATATATATTCATAGCAAGACAATCTAGGGTCCTATCCACATTTGTGGATGATACATACGATTTTGGTTTGTCTATTACAACTTCTTTTAATGTTCCAAACTTAAAAGTAATTACCGCGTTTAACAAAAACGCTATCAACAATAAACCAAAAAGTCTATTGATTGTTTTAATGGAAAATTCCATTTTACTTCCTTTCTTAGGTTATGACAGGTATTAATTCATACTAATCATTATAGCACAAAGGCTATGAGTTTGCTAGTAAAAAGGGTAACCTATTGTACCCAGCAATCACAATTACATTTGATTACTTCATCAATTGCTTCTGCCACCGTGTAAATAGATGGCAGCAGTGTGGCGGCTGTATAAGCCGCATTCAGCGTAACGGGCAACAGAGTTGTTGCTTTTGAGCCTGCTAAACTTCCGGGCTCTACTGCTTTTCCTGTATCGATTGGCAAGCCGGCGCCTGTTGCTACTCTAGGTCCTGCCCTGACCACAGCAATAGGGATAACGGGAACCCCTGGCTGAGTTCTCGGCACACCTTCAGTCCCGATACTCCCGCCACCGGACTGAAGCCCAACACCGCCAGTCCCGATACTCCCGCCACCGGGCTGAAGCCCAACACCGCCAGTGCCTCCACCATTGAATGGTACTCTTGCAGGGCCAGTACCATTCAATTCCGGGCCCAATAGATTAATACCTGCGACGTTTGTTCTAGCAGTATTGAGGATTTCTGCTATAGGAGATTGCTGACCTAGCACAGTAACACCACTAGTCCCACCTGGGATCGGGCTAGTAACCATAAAGAGTTCGGTGTTAGGATCTACGTACCCAATTGGTACCGGAGTAATAACATTCCCTGCAGGGTCTAGCTGTGTAAGTATGCTAGGTGTGGTGTAAGTTGTGATCGGTGAGTCAGGAGTACCGTTAATACCCACTACAGGTATTCCACTGAGTGCTAGAGGCAGCGTGCCATTCGCAATCAACAACCGTTCAACTATGGGATCAAGCGCGCCGGCGATGTTATTATCTAACTCAATCCCTATTGCCCTTAATCTATATTGATTACGCTCTTGACGCATCATAGCAACAATGCTTTGTCCACCCGGTAAAGTTAGGTTAGAAATAGCTTCTAGTGTTTGGGCTGTCATATGTGGCAACGTGTTCAGTGCTAGATATGGTATGGCATCTACAAACACATAGATTGATGTGGGGAACAAATTCAACCAGATATCTCGCGTAGTAGTTGGCACAGGTGGAAGACTTGCGTACCTAGCCCGTTGCTCTATCAACAATTGCGCCCCTGTAGCATCATACGCAGTATTCAAATCTAATGATAAAATAGGGCGTACGGTGCGGATGACTGCTATTTCTGCATTAGCAGCGTCAATGTATCCCTGAACAATACTATTAGAGAACGATCCTGTACCGGGAGGGTAAGCGATTGTTAAAGTAGGAACTGAACCTGAGGTAGCCGGAAAAGTAAGTCCATTGATAGAGGTAACTCTACCAAAGTTAGTAATATTTGTATCATCAGTTCCTATAGAAGACGTAGGTGATGCCCAACTACAAGTTACTGTCGGCGCTGATGCACCTTCTCGCCCATATCCTCCGCCTGAATCAGTGAGAGTTATACCTGATATAGAATAGTTGCCAAATCCATCTGGCCCGGTATATTGTACTGAGGAGGTTGCAAGTTCCCAAGTAACTGCTAGATACAATTGTTTATAGATGTTATATAGCGTAGCTGTTTCTATCGTTTGAATGCCTGAATAAATATCCTGCCACATATACGGCAATCCGGACATACAACCAAAAAAGTCACTCATCGTATACGTGCCGGAGGCACCGCTACCCAGTGCTGTTAAATTGTGTCCTGCCGCCGCTAGCGGTATGTTGGTAGGAACATTGGTCCCGTTAACCTGATCCAGCCCTTTAGTAGTCTCAATTGAGTACACTACCTGTGCAAAATTTTCAAAATTAACTGCTCTAATGTTTCTAATTTGTTGCATAGAAGCTGAGAACGCTCCCGCACTAGTGGCGATATCATCAGGCAATATGCCCTCTAAGAAGGATCCAAACCCCTCTGCTGCTACTTGAAAATTTAATGATTCAGCCATTGTGATTGATACTTTCTAAAACGGTCCGCCACCACTGTCACCATTATTAAAGGGGGCAGCAGTGTAGGTACCGGTGAACGCTGTTCCGGTTTGCTCTTGCTCTCCACCAGATATGATTTGTTGAACTATATCTATTACAGGGGTGTTTGGCGGGGCATCTATAATTGCGTTGATAATTTCAGGCTCGATAGAAGGCGGGATAATTATCGGTGGTAGTCCTGGTGGAACAACGGTGCCGACAATTGCTTTAACTTCCGGAGATTCTATTCTAATGCTAACCGCATTCTCTTCAAATATCGGATAATATGTTTTACTATTTGTAGGGCCAGGATTGGCATTATATATAGGAACAGTAAGTGATCGGTATGAGTTTGGGAATATTTTTTTAATATTCAGCAAGTCGGCCAATGAGTCTAGCCCCTCTGTTTTACAATTTAACGGGACTAATATATCTGCCAAGTCTTGACCAACAATTATTAAAAATGCGCCGTATATCCGTTGTTCTTGTTCCTTACTAATAGAAGCTGCTGTGCCCCTGGTAATAGCATCAATTTCGGAACTGATCAATCCAGCCGATAGCAATGCCACACTCAGTGATTGTGTTTGCGCATTGTATTTTTTAATAGTTTGTAACAATACCGAAGGTAATCCAAACTTCAAAATCTTTGATAGATCAATAATTTTACCAGCAGTAATACAATCTTGACCAAATGCAGTTGTTGACAAGCTAACACCAGTGATATCAGCACTTATCAAATCATTCATATTGCTGTAGGTGCCTTCTAAGAAGGTTTGTCCTTGCTTCATCGCATTGATAGCAGTGTTAGAATAGCGTACAAATCCATCAAGTGTTAAGAAGGATGATACAAAATCTTTGTATTCTGGCATTCCGGCGCCGGCTGGTATGCCATTCCAATTAAACTCATTCCAAGCCTGCAATGCTGGTAATCGTAAGTAACCCCACTGAGTTACACTTTTGTTCGCATTATTAGTGTTGTAAGGTATCCAAGTTGCGCTTTGTCCTTGCCCAGTATCGCCTACTTCACTATATCCAGTAGTAGCTTCACCTTGCCATCTAGCTGAGGGATCGGATACTATGTAAGTAGTTGGTTTACTATCACCTAATGCCGGTATCGTGCCAGCCCCAATTGAAATTAAATTGTCATAGGTTGATGTTCCGGTGGGGGTCTGCGCCACCACTCCTCTAGTATAAGCATCATTGATTGCATAAGCAAGCAATCGAAGACAAGTTCCTCCAACCACAGTGCCCATTGTGTAATCAGTGTTTGTTTTGCTAGTGCCCATATAACCCTGAGCGACCGGATTAATGTAAAACCCTACATTTTGTAATAGGGATCCGTTTACATTAACGCCCAGTGGGCTTTGTTTACCAGACTGGCTCATGGGCAGAATACGTCCGGGCTACCTTCAATAATAGTGTGACCACAGGTATTACCTGAACCTACTCGTAAGACAGGGTCACCCTCACAAATAACAGTGGGGCTACCATCTGTAGTTTGTGCTGCCTGATGTGGCGGGTGTGGTTTTCTTCCAAACGGGGCGTGCGAGGTGATTGCGCTGAGATGCAGTCCCACGGGAATTCCATTAGCAAACACCGTACCTGCTCCCCTGATTATGGTTCCACCGGTAGTGTTTGCATCACCTTGTCTACTTAACTGTGCCATATGTCTATATTGTCTTTCTATAGTATATTTATGCATAGTTAACAGTGCTGGTATATCAGCTTAGAATTAACTTTTTCTCTGGAACTTTGATACCAGTGGTCGCTTCCAAATATTTTAGTTTTACATTGTCATCGGTTGCTGCTACAATTGAAATACTTTTAGTGTTTAACATAAATTTACCTTTTGGATCCGCAGTGAACACACTAGGCACTAAACCTAAACCCTGTGGACCCGGAGCAATTGATACGGGTTCTTCTACTGTAATAAACCCGTTCATATCTGTGTCGCCTACTACTTTGGCTATTAATTCCTCACCACTGTTAAGTTTTAAGGTAACTACTGTTCCTATTGTGAATTTCATTGTATTCCTTTTAATCTGCTAATTTTTGTTTGAGTTCAGTGAACCCACCCACAAGTTCTCCATCAATGAAGATTTGTGGTACCGTGCGGGCATTTGGTACTGCCTCTAATAATTCTTCTTTGGTATAACCATCGCCTATTTTGCGTTCTTCAAATGGGATACCTTTTTGTGTTAGTAATGCCTTTGCTTGATCGCAAAAGGTACAATGGTATTTTGACCAAATAACTGCTTTCATTTTATTTCCTTATAGTGCGGGTAATTCATCATAGTGTAATGATTCACTCATCACTCCCATAACATAATTCGTGCTTTCTGTTTCCTGAAGAGCAGACTGTTTTTTACTTGTGTCAGTGTGTTTATTAAACCACGGAATAGGAGTAGTTTTGGGTGAGAGAGTTTGATACTTGATTCCAATTTCTTTCAATGCGCCCATTGCAGTGTAATCCACAAAGTCTTTGAGAATATTTGCGTTTAGTCCAATCACCGGGCCTTTGTTGAATAGATAGTCTGCCCATTCTTTTTCTTCTCTAATAACATCCACATAAAGCTGATATACTTCGTGTTCGCATTCTTGTTTAACTGCTGCAAAGCGGCTGTCTTCTTTAACTACTTGGTTGATGATGTATGCTGTCCATCCCTTATGTAACAACTCATCTTGCAAGATTAAGCTGATGATATTACCATTACCCATAAAGAGTTTATTCTCAACCATTGCCAAGCTAGTAGCAAATGACACCATAAATCTAAATGCTTCTAGCGCATAGCTAGCGTGTAATGCCATCCAAATTGCTTTAATATGCTCACTTTCTACTACTGGTAGATGTAATTGTTTTTTACAGTTGAGGATATGCAATGCTTCATAGTAGTTACCCACACTTGAAGCCATATCAATGATTTGTTGAGTATCGTGTATGGTATTGAAGATATCTTTTGGAACATTGTAAATATTACGAATGATATGACTATAGCTCTTGCTATGAATATTTGTTTCAAAGAAGGTCCAGTTGTAAATCAATGCTTCAAGTTCAGGCAATGATACTACCGGCATAAAGACTTGACTTGGTGCTCGGCCCTGTAAGCTGTCTAATGCTGTTTGTCGCAATAGATTGCTAGTAAAGATATGCTTGACTGCGGCGCTGGCGTCCTTGAAGTCATTAGCATCTTTGCTTAAGCTAATCTCTTCTGGTTGCCAAAAGAAACCACGGGCGGTTTGCTCAAAATCAGCAATCTTGGGATACTTGACCTCTTCAAATCTTTGGATGACCACCGGCCCAGCAGGATCCAGGAACATTTTACGGCGCAGATAATCTGTTTTAGTGTTTAGGTTGTATTGTTCTAGGCTCATAGGGTGCAACTTTCACATGATTCTTCATCATCAAAATTAATAGGCATCAGAGGAGCAATTTCAGCCTCTGACTTTGATCCTTGCTTGTCAATTAAACTATAATACAGAGTTTTAAGCCCATATAAGTGAGCCTGCATTAAGTTCTTTGCAATCAAGGTAGAGGGCACTTTACGATCTGCAAAATGCTTTGGGGAGTAGAATGTATTAGTGCTGATACTTTGATCTATGTAGGCGGCCAACACTGCTGCTGTTTTCAAGTAGCCATCACAATCTTTTTGATCCCACATCAATTGATACTTCG